AATCTGTGCAAGGCAGGCTGAACCAGAACTTGAATACGAACACTGGCAAGGCACCGCTGGCATGTATCGCCGCATCGACGACTTCCCCGGCATCGTGCAGATCGGGACGTGTGATTGGAAAGAGTCTAAGGTGAGGAGGCCACGGGGATGAGTGACGATCTAAAGCCCTGCCCGTTCTGTGGTGGAGAACCCTTCTCCCTTGAAGACTACGGCCACTCTACAGCGTGGGAAGTTGGATGTTCCAATTCTCAGTGTCGTGTGGAGCCGCATGTGTGGGAGAAAACAAAAGACGAAGCTATCGCTTCATGGAACACACGCGCCCCTGATCCCCGCATGGGAGAGAAAGAATGAGTGACCTAAACCCATATGAAGAAAGTCTTGCCATTGATTTGGCAAAAGCAAATGACGGCATCAAGCAACTCCAACAAGCCCTCAAAGATCAGTCGTCTGTTTCTGATAGGCTTGCTGAGGCTAATGAGAAACTAACCGCCGAGCGTGACGAGCATTGGAAGTCGTTTTTGCATTGGCGGAAAGAAGCGGACGCCCTGACCGAGCAACTCGAAGCCGCACGTGCTGACGCCAAGGAGGCCGAGGCTTATGCGGAAGAGTTGGCGAAGCAACTCAATATCTGCCGCATGGCTCAGGTCGTGATGGAGAACGGGATCGCTCAGGTCGAGGGCGAATTTGCAAGGGCAATGAAGCACGTCATGGATTATTCCAACGACAGACATCTTGTTGCCTTTGCCCGCGCCACGCTGGCCGAGATTGAGGGAGAGAAGGGCGAGGAGCAGGAGGGATGATAGACCCCGAGATAAGGAACCGAATACGTGTGGCAGCGGCGGCATATGCCTACGAGGTCGAGAACGATCCGATCCTGACAGATGCAGAGTTCGACGCCCTGTGCTTGACTATCAACCCAGAAGTAGATACAGGGAACGCTGTGATGGACAAGTTCTTCCGTGAAGAGTTTGACCCTAACACTGGCTCATGGGTTCATCGTCACCCCAACAAAGAAGGTTTGGCACAGATCGCAGCAATGCACAGGGAACACAAGAACAAACTGGTTGACACTGTTAACCAATAGGGTGTAGAGTATAGAGATACTACCCGTAGCTCAGTTGGATAGACGAGACTTGTGGTGTTCTTCCCGATGACAGTTGGCGCAGAGCATCACACACTTATCAAGTTCAGAGGTAATCTTGTCCCAAGAACGTAAGCGAAGTTTACTCCAGTCCACATCCTTTTGTAGTGGGTCTGTGTGGTGGAACTCAAGTGCGCCGTAAAATCTTTTGTAACCACAGTGGGCGCAACAGCCACCCTTGTAGATTATCGCTTTCTCTTTGATCTTGATCCACCTTTTTACTTGATTCTTGTACAGGTCTTGCTTATCTTTATACGGCATCTTCGGTCCTATGGTGTAAGGGATAACATATCCGTCTTCTAAACGGCTGATCTTGGTTCGAATCCAAGTAGGACCACCAAATCTACAAAGTTATACCTATACAGGATAGAATGTCAACATCTAACCTGACGGGTAGGCCATGCAAGGGCGCAGACACGCTAGTCGTGGTAGAACCGTGGGGGATATGACGCGCCCTCCACTCTGCTGGTGTAGCTCAGTTGGTAGAGCAGTTGCCTTGTAAGCATCAGGTCGGGGGTTCGAGTCCCTCCACCAGCACCATTTCACAGGGTTTTCAATGGGTTATGAACCAGACGACTGGGACTACATACTGTCCACAGTGTGTAATGCCTACTTCTCAGACTTGAAGTTCGAGGAACTGGTTGATTGTGTTATGCTATCCTCGAACAAGGAAGAACTTGACGCCGCTGTAACAGCAACCATCAGACTATGGGAGATAGTCAACCATGAAGAGCAATAGCACACTGCGTGTCGTAGAGACCAATAGCCAGACGACCAAAGACTTCACCATCCAAGCCTCTGGCAAGATGTTCCACATGGTGATCTCTGGCCTCTACTCAGACAAGCCCAAGTCCATCACCCGTGAAATCTGGTCCAATGCCTTTGATGCACATGCTATGGTGGGCAAGGAGGCTGTCCCATTCGAGGTGACTTTCCCTACTGCCATCACACCCACCTTCACCTGCCGTGACTTCGGACCGGGGATTGCCCACGATGACATGGAGGGTTTCTATACTGTGCTGGGTCACTCCACCAAGGAGAATACCAACAAGGCTGTAGGTAAGTGGGGCGTTGGGCGTATGTCACCCATGTCTTATACCGATACCTTCTCTGTCGTTTCCCGTCACAAGGGCATGGTCAGCTACTATGCGGTCCAACTCGGTCCTGACGGATCACCACAACTCCATGTCCTCGCTGAGCCTCAGCCCACTGCCGATCCTGATGGTCTTGAAGTCTCCTTCCCTGTGAAGCGTCAGGACATTCAACAGTTCCAAACCGCAGCCAATGTGATTTCTGTGGGCTTCGATGTTCCACCTGTTGTCACCAACTCCAAGGAGAAGTCTTTCAGCCCCCTCAAGAAGATGTACGAGGGCAAGGACTACTACCTGTACGAACACGAGTCGATGTCTGGTGCCTTTGCTCAGATGGGCTGTGTCCTGTACCCCATCCCCTTCGAATACCTACCGAGAAACTCATGGGCCTCACGCAGCATCGTCTACAAGTTTGACATTGGTGATCTGGAAGTCACTGCATCACGCGAAGCCCTGTCCTTCGGTCCCAATGATCCTACTGCTGCCAGCATCAGGGCCAAGACTGAGATAGTTGAACAGCAACTGTTTGATGCACTACAGGCTGAGGTTGAAGCACAGCCCAAGATGTTCCTTGCAGCCAAGCTGGCACCCAAACTGCGTAGGTTCATTCGTAGTGGTGATTTCAAGTGGAAGGGTATGCAAATCCCGAAGGTGTGGAACCTTGCGAAGTACCAGAAGGTTTCTCTGCACTGTGGTTACAAGGGCTACCGTCAGAAGACTGCGGGGTTTGGTATTGACAGAGACCTGAGTGTGACCGAGGACCACACCATCTTCATTCAGGATTGGTCAGACAAGAAGGGCTGTGCTCGTGCTGCGACCCGTATCTGTAGTGCTATTGACAGCTACAAGTACTACGTCTGGGTCAGGGCTGATCTGACAGACAAAGAACAGAAGGCTGAGGTTGATGCCCTGATTGCTGAATTGGACTTCCCTGTGAAGTACGTGAAGGACTTGCCGGATGATGGCCCCAGACAGTCTGGCACTCGCAGTAAAGTTATGTTGTCCCACCTGAGAAGTGGACACCTAGTCAAACATGATATGGATGCCACAGAGTTTAGTGGGGGTGGTTACTACTGTAAGATGTCGAACAACGAAGTGCCGCACCAGATACGCAGGGCATATGCAGTCTTCTTAAGCAAGTTTGGGAAGGAGCTAGTGTTGGTGCCTAAGACCCTCTGGAGTAAGTTTGAGGGACAGGCAAACTGGCTTGATGCAGAAGTTGCTTTGGAACATCTTGTGAAGGAGGAGGTAAAAAACGTGAATGAAATCTTTGGGAATGTTTACGACGCTTACCCCTTCAACCACCTCAGAAATCTTGAGGAAGCAGGCGGCATTGTCGGAGAGTTCTCAAAGAAGATTAAGGAACCTAAGCCAAAGCAATACCTTGATCTTGGCTCTACCCAATGGGGGGACTTACTGAACCACTACAATTTGCCTGCCTTCTCCAGCAAGGGTTCTGAGGCCAAGTATAAGAAAATCCTTGACAAGTACCCACTGCTTACCCTATGCAGGGGTGACAATACCGAGAACTTCCTGCAATACATCCAACTGATCGACAACGCAGCAAAGGAGTAACTCAATGCGTGTCCCCTATACCCTCTCTGCCGAAAGCGTCACCGTGTTTGTTAGCGGCAAGATGCGTACCGTCCTCTCTGGCAACAAGAACTTCGAGAAGCTCCGTGAGCACCTTCGTGGACCTGAGCATGACGCTGCCACCATCCTCACCCTGTCTGATCGTGAAGAGACTATTCGTCAGTCTACTGGCAAGTCTGTTGAGGTTATCAACGGCACGGTCTACTACAAGGGCGAAGAGCTTCACAACGCTCTGACCAATAAGCTGCTGAACCTGCTGGACGATGGCTTCGATGCTACCCCTTGGATCAAGTTCCTTGAGAAGATGATGGACAACCCCTCGTTCCGCTCTCGCAACTGCCTCTACGGGTTCCTTGAGCACTTCAATGCCCCGATCACCCCAGAAGGTAACTTCATCGCCTTCAAGCGTGTTGGTTGGAACTGGAAAGACCTGCACACTGGTACGATGGACAACAGCCTTGGTAAGGTGGTGAAGATGGATCGCAGCAAGGTCGATGATGATCCCCAGCACACCTGTTCGTCTGGCCTGCATGTCTGTGCTGACGAGTACCTCAAGGGCTATGCCACTGGCGAGAACAACCGCACTCTGGTGGTTGAGGTGAACCCTGCCAATGTGGTTGCTGTTCCCTACGACTACAACTTCTCGAAGATGCGAGTGTGTGAGTACAAGGTTCTTGCGGAGATTGAACCCAAAGAAATCCCTGACATTCTCTCTGAGGAGATGTATGACTTTGATACCAGAGAGGAACTGGATGATTGGGTTTAATGTGTTGAGGTTTGATCTCGCTTTGGCGTTGAACATCGCCCTCATTGCACTCTTCCTCGTAGTCATGTAGAGGTAAGAGATGTACCATGTTAGGGTGAGCGACAACGGGAAGGTCATTGCAAGTTCTCTCCAAGAGGGGTTGGCTGATGCAGTGGCTTACGGGATAGCCTTGGGACAGAAAGGGAATCGTATCATCATCCATGACTCAGTTCAAGATGCTACGGGAAAGATTCTGGACCTTGATGAAGTTCTCTCTACGTACATTCTTGAAGAGAACCATAAAGAGTATCCTTAAGTATTATTATTTCTTTAAGAAGTAAAAGTACCTTAAGGTATACATAAAGAGATAGAGGGTAGCACAGGTCTTTCTTCATGGCAAGTGCTACCTTCAACTATTTTCTCTGGGCTAGAGGACGACATGAAATACACTCGTAAAGTCAAGAACAAGGATGGGTCTGTCGTTCACAGGTTTGTCCCACCACCAGAGGTTCTCAAGGCTGGTGTCGTTAAGTCTCAGACCTTCAAGGATGGTAGGGCTGCACGTTACGAAGTCCCTAGACTGATGGAGAAGGTGGAGGCTTATCGAAGAGGAGAGATCAAGGAAGGGAACGTAGGACCAAGCTCCAAGATCATCCATGTCATCAACTATTACCTGTCGTCCAAGCAGTTTGCCTCTCTCGCTAACAGGTCTCAGATCAAGTACGAGGCAGACTTGAAGAGTGTTTCTCGTTCAGACCTTGGCCATATCTCAATTAACAAATTGACTGCGAAGATATGCAAGGAAGCCTACGAGGATTGGGTTCAAGCACACTCGGTTGCAAGGGCCAATGAGAGGGCAAGGATACTTTCCATCGTACTCAACTTCGCCCGATCTCTCGATCTTATCAACGACAACCCAATGTCCAAGGTGAAGAAGCTGAGGCACGAACCCAAGACACCGATCTGGACGAGGGATCAGGTTGAAGTGTTCCTCGACACTGCCTTCACCAAGTTCGAGTGGAGAAACGTGGGGCTTCTGGTGATGATGTGCTACGAGTGGGCGCAAAGACCAACAGACATCTGCCACCTCAAGTGGGACAACCTCGACCTCGACAATGCAAGGATGAAGGTCAAGCAATCCAAGAGAGGTGCAGAGGTAGAGATGCCCATTGAGGAACCCCTGCTGACCATGCTCAAGGAACAGAAGGAAGATTGGGGCTTCCAGAAGTACGTGGTGCCACACCACAGGGCCAGCGATAATGCCTATGTCCCCTTGAAACCTGAATCGTTTGGGCCTATACTTCGCCAGATAAAGCAGGCATGTGGCTTGCCAGAAGAGTTGAAGATTGGACACCTGAGAAAGACTGCCATCACAGAGTTTGTAGCTGCGGGAGTTGACAGCACAGGCATCATGCAGGTCACAGGACACAAGAACATCGCCAGCCTCAACCCATACATGAGGCACACATACGAGGGTGCTAAGACAGCACAGAACGTCAGAAAGGGTTACAAAGATGGAACATGAAACTAACGATATTCTGGCTGCTACCATCTGGAGAGATAAGTACTACAACCACTGTGAAGATACTTTCACCATCAAAGTCCCTACCAAGTCCCTCCTCTTGGGGGGTTATCAACTGACAAAGGAAAGTAAAATGACCAAGCTCTACGAAATTCGGCACCTCGAAAAGACTCTCTATGGTCACAAGCTGGCAGTGAACAGCCAAGGCCACTGGGTCATGGAAGTCAAAGGCACTGGCGAAGTGCTTGCTGTTGATAAGTCCTATGTTGAAGAAGTTTTGCCTCACACCATTGGGGTCCAGTTCGAGACGGGTAAGATGGTGTACCACTACCTTGCTGATGCAGGGAAATACCAAGTCGGTGAGTTCTATATCCTTGATGCCCCAAGCGGTCGTGTTATCGTTCAGGTCACGGAAGTGGACACCAAGAGTGTTGCTGCTACCAAAGAGTTCAAGCCTCTTGCAAAGCTGGCTGTGGAGTAAAGGGTGGAGCATAACAAGTATGACCGCAACAAGGACACATCTCTCGTCAGCATTCACACCCTGCTAAAGAAGCTAGGACAACAGGTGGAACAGGCTGAGTGGGATGGGAAACCCTGCGAACATCTGAGACAAGAATACAAGATGGTATCTGAGTACCACAGCCACACAGGCAGCAACTTCTACCCAACCTTCTGAGGAGACAGACATGACCAGAGAGAAAGACGTAGTGGCTTCTATCGTAGAGAAGCTCATCAACAATGGTGCTATGGATGAGATTGTCTTGGCAGTGTTGGAGAGTTCCTTGGAGACCAACTTCGAGGAGTTGGAGAGGCTGTCCCAGAGGAAGTACCTTGAGGCTCACCACTGGCAGGACTACGCTGATTGCTTGCAGTATGTTCACTCCTGCATCAAGGTTCTTCGGTGTTTCTCTGCGGACTACTACACAGAAGAACAAGACCGTGCCAACTATTATTCACTCAAGATTGAGGAACTTTGCTGATGGAGCTTATCGGATATACACCACTTGACGGGAATGGTAAACCCGTAAGACCTCATCGGTCTGGTTACTCTTGGCAGTTAAACCTGACTTCTCCCCCTCGCATATACACTACGCTAGGTCGGGCTAAAGGGCAATCACCTGTGGGCTTAGCTGCCAAGGTATACATCGAAACAGTACACGAGGATTCAGATGATTAAAGCTACCTACATCGACCACATGGGAAGTGATCTGTCTGTCGTTAATGCGGCACGGGTCAGCTTTGGTAAAGTGTCTCAACTAGAGACAGTAGATTGGGTGAATGGACGCGAAGTTAAGGGGTTATCTGACCGTGATGCTAAGCTCATCCACTACCTTGCCAAGCACAAGCACATGTCCCCCTTCGGTCATGCCTTCGCATCCTTCCACGTTAAGGCACCCATCTTCGTAGCACGACAGTTGGTGAAGCATAAGTTCCTTCGGTGGAATGAAATCTCTCGTCGTTACGTAGATGATGAACCAGAGTTCTATGTACCTGAGGTATGGCGTGGGCGTAGCAAGGACAAGAAGCAAGGGAGTGATGGTGTATCGGATTGGCCACCAGAAGGTACTGGTTCTGCGTATCTGCTTGAACACCGTTACCCCGCTATCTCTGCAACGTACCACAGGATGATCGAATCTGGCGTAGCCCCTGAACAGGCGCGTATGGTTCTCCCTCAATCGACAATGACTGAGTGGTACTGGTCTGGGAGCCTTGATGCCTTCGCGGATATGTGTCGTCTACGCTGCAAGGATGATACCCAGTACGAGACACGCCTAGTCGCACAACAGATCAGCGTGATAATGGAAGACCTCTTCCCTGTATCATGGAAGGCTTTGGTAGATGCTGAACGAGGATGATCTGAATGGGCTGGCACCGGGATTTACAAGCATGAGATGGAAAGTTCTACCCTACGACTACGCAAGATGCGGGACACAGGACTGCCCCCTAGAGAAGACGTGTATGCGTAAGACACCGGGGCATCCAACCTACCAGTCCTACTTCCTACCTGATCCAAGCAAGGACTGTGACTATTACATCCACAAGGAGGAAGACGATGAACACTAACAACGTAATACCTCTTGGGAATGTCACCCGTCTAAACCTACCGACAGACCGAGTTTTAGAGGCAGCTAAGGGGCATTGCCCTGACGGTGTGGTAATTATGGGGTTTGACGAAGGGGGAGACCTCTACTTTGCATCCTCTGTTGCAGATGGGGGAACTGTTCTGTGGCTGCTTGAACACTGTAAAAAGAGACTGATGGAGGTAGAATAAATGAGTGAGAAGAAGTTCAAGTACCATGTAGAAGATACATACTCCCCTCCAGAACAGTTCTGGTTGGAGAAGATGGGTAAGGTAGGTTGGGAACTTGTGACCATCCTTCGAGAGAAGCACAATGGCAGTTTCCTGTACACTGCCTACTTCAAAAAAGAGGTGTGACATGGGAAACCCCAATGACCCCTTCCGCATCATCGTAAACAAAGTGTTGGAGCATGAGGATGGTGGTGCTACGTACACCTTTGACATGGACCATGCAGCTACACAATCTATAGCTCAGTGTGGCCTAGAGCTTATCCTTCTCTGTGCAGCATACGGGGTTGACATTCAGGATGCCTTCGATAGTATTCGCACCCTAAACAAGATAGAGGAAGACGAACGTGACGGAGCACCCACATAAACCATGCCCCTTCGAGAATTGCAAAAGCTCTGACGCATTTTCTTGGAACGACAACGGGTATGGACAGTGCAAATCTTGTGGACAGAGTTACCCATCTAGGGGTATGAAGGGACTGAAAGATTGGGCAAAGGAGACCTACCCAGTGAAGCAACAAGTCGATGTAAGAAATCTGCCAGTCTCCAAGGTTAGCTACGAGAACATTCGCGGGCTGGACCCTGATGTGTGCAAGCTGTATGGTATTCAGCTTCACCTTGACGACAATGACAAACCTGTGCGCTATGCCTTCAAGCATACGGACAATGTGAAGTACCGTGGCTACGACGAGAAGGTGTTCTGGACTAAGGAGAAGGGCAAGCCTTTCGAGGATTTGTTTGGACCTGAGTTCAATGCTGGCACCTCCAAGCGTATCTACATCACCGAGGGGGAGTTTGATTCTGCTTCCCTCTACCAAATCCTTGGTAAGACCTATCCGGTTAAGTCACTTCCCAGTGCTGGCATTGGGGAGAAGTTTGTCAAGAAGAACTACGCCTACCTCAACTCCTTCCAAGAGGTTGTGTATGCAGGTGAACTGGACGAGGCAGGCAAGAGAGCCGCAGAGGTTCTGTATGGTGCCTTCCCCCAGAAGTTCTGGTATGTACCTATGTCTCAGCACAAGGACGCCAATGAGTTCTTGATGGCTGGCAATGGGGATGCACTCAAGTGGGCTGCAATCAAACCCCAACGCTACACCCCAGACAACTTCTTCTGTTCGTCGTTGGATGTGGAGAAAGCAATCCTCACCGAGAACCCCTACGAGTACGTTCCTACAGGACACACTGGGATCGACGAGAAGTGCAGGGGTCTGGTCAAGGGTGGCATTACATTCATCAAAGCCCCTCGTGGTACTGGTAAGACAGAGGTGATCCGTTACTTCGAGACTGCCATGCTGCGTGATCCTGATGAACGCATTGCCCTGCTGCACATGGAAGAGATGAAGTCCACCACCTACCGTGCTATGGCCACCTACGAGTTGGGTGTTAATGTTCGTACCAAGGACGATGCCAAGTACAACGCTGTGGACGAGAAGGAGGTCATTGAGGCAGCAATCAAGGCCACCAAGGGTGAACGTACCATCATCTTCGAGATGCGTCTCCACGACGATCCTATGAAGCTGTTGGAGTATGTGCGTCTTGCTGCCTCAGTCTATGGTGCAGGCTTCATCTTCATCGACCACGTTCAGCGTCTGGCCTACTTGTCTAGTGCTGGTGTTGATGGTGCAACTTCCTTGCTGACTGCTCTCGGTTCTCAGATGGCACAGCTTGCCAAGGAACTGAACATCGGTGTGATCTTTATCTCACAGGTGAACGAGGATGGTCGGACAAAGTATGCTGCAGCCTTGGAAGAAGAAGCTATCATCTGCATAAAGATTGAGCGTGACGTAGAGAATGAGGACGAGGTGGAGCAGAACACTACCTACTTCCACGTTGACAAGAACAGGCCGTTTGCTAAACTTGGCTCAGCAGGTTCCCTCTTCTGGGATTCTGAAACCACAATCCTCCGAGAAGGCTTCTGATGATCGTTTTTGACTGTGAAACAGATGGACTGCTAGATCAGGCTACTAAGGTCCATGTGCTTTCGTGGACAAGTGATGGTAAAGAGTTCCACTCGACTAACAGCTACAAGGAGATGCGGGAGCTTCTGGCTTCTGAGACTATTCTTGTAGGTCACAACATCTGCCGCTTTGATATTCTTGTCTTGGAGAAAATCCTCGGCATCAGTATCAAGGCTAAGCTGTACGACACGCTGCCTATGTCTTGGGTCATGTACCCCCAACGTCAACTCCACGGGCTTGAGTCCTTCGGGGAAGACTTCGGGGTGCCTAAGCCTGAGATCACTGACTGGGAAGGTCTGACCTACGAGCAATACAAGCATCGTTGTGAAGAGGATGTGAAGATCAACTGGCTCCTCTGGAAAGACCTCATCAAGCGTTTCAAGATGGTCTACAAGGACGACAAACAGTCTATGGACAAGTTCTTCCAGTACCTGACCTTCAAGATGAAGTCTGCTGCTATGGCTGAACAGGCTGGCTGGCGCATCAACAAGGAGCTTGTAGAGCAATCTCTGGCAACCTTGGAGAAGGCTCAGGAAGAGAAGGTCGAGGAACTGCGTCAGGTCATGCCACCTGTGACCAAGTATGCAGAGAAGACCAAGCCAGAGAAGATGACCAAGAAGGATGGCACACACAGCAAGGCTGCTATCGACTGGTTCAATCTTCTGGAAGAGCACGACCTACCCCTCTTCCACGAAGACCCTGTGCGTGTCGTTAAGAGTGTCGAACAGCCCAACCCCAACTCGTCCGATCAGGTCAAGGACTGGCTCTTCTCTATGGGCTGGGAACCTTGCACCCACGACTACAAGAAGAACGAGGATGGCACTGAGCGTATGATCCCTCAGGTCCGTAAGGATGGAGAGCTTGCACCCTCAGTCAAACTCCTGATTGAGAAGAACCCCGGAGTGGGGTTGCTTGATGGGTTGACCGTGATCCAGCACCGCAAGTCCATCTTCGAGGGTATGCTTGAGTCTGAGGTGGGTGGCTACGTGAAGGCTGAGATTGCTGGCCTGACCAACACACTACGCTTCAAGCACAAGAAGCCTCTGGTCAATCTCCCCGGTGTTGATAAGCCTTGGGGCAAGGAGATCAGGGGTTCACTTATTGCTGACGAAGGTACGATCCTGTGTGGTGCTGACATGGTGTCTCTTGAGGCTACCACCAAGCGTCACTTCATCTTTCCCTACGACCCAGAGTATGTTGCAGAAATGTCTGTCCCCGGCTTCGATGAACACTTGGACCTTGCTGTTCGTGCAGGCTACATCAACAGTGACGACTACGACTTCTACACACGGGCAGACGAAGATACGGTCAACGACAAGGATCGCTTCAAGAAGATCAAGAAGACCCGCAAGAAGTTCAAGCCCGTCAACTATTCTGCAGTCTATGGTGTTGGTGTTCCTAAGCTGTCTCGTACCACTGGCATGTCCCCTGCAGAAGCCAAGGTTCTTCTGGAAGCATACTGGGAACGTAACTGGGCTGTGAGACAGTTTGCCAAGGATCAGGAGGTCAAGACTGTGAACGGGCAGATGTGGGTCAAGAACCCTGTGAATGGTTTCTGGTACACGCTGCGCTACGAGAAAGACATCTTCTCAACTCTCAACCAAGGCACAGGTGCATACTGCTTCGATCAGTGGGTTGCACACTACCTGACCAAACGACCAAACATTGTTGGACAGTTCCACGACGAATCCATCAACAGGGTCAAGAAGGGTGAAGAGCAGGAACACGAATCGGTTCTTCGTTGGGCCATCAACAAGGTCAACGAGAAGCTGAAACTCAACATCAAGCTGGACATTGACGTGCAGTTTGGGGTACGATACGCAGACATCCACTAAGGAGTAAGGTACATGGAAGAAGAAGCTTTTGACTACCTATTACAACTTCAAGTTTTGCTAGAGGATGCTTTTGACGAAGATATCTACACTAGTCTTGGGGTAAGCAAGGATGGAGTTATACTCCTTCGTGGGAGCGTTGCAGAGAATTTCTTTGCTGCACAGTATGACCCCACCTGTCCTGTAGAGAAACTTGCAGAAAAGATTATCAACAGGGTCAAGGCCCTCAGCAACAAAGGAAATACAGATGGAAAAGAAGACTAAGGGCCTCAAGCAACTCACGAAACCTTACAGCATCCCTGTGCGTCTGGCCAAGGGTGGTAAGGAGTTGGTGCGTGACAATAGCAAAGAACGCAAATACAAGGTGGCTGGTGAGAAATAGTTCTTGCCTCTGCTTTGAAGAATCTGCTACAATACCCGAATAGCAAAGGAGCTAAACATGGGAACTCGTAAAGTAAAACTGACTGGCTACGCATACTGGGCCAAGGTGTTTGAAGACAACCGCGACAAGACTGGCTTCGAGAATGCGCTGGTTGAGATTGGTGGTCAGACCACTATCGACATGGACCTCGACAACGAAAGCATGGAAAAGCTCAAGAAGTCCAAGTCCATGAAGCGCGGTTCGCCAAGCAATGACAACGATGGTATGACCCGAGTGCGTTTCACCCGCAAGTGGACCGAAGAGTATGGTGGTGGTGAGCCTACCGTGGTCAAGGCTGATGGCACCAAGTGGGACTACGACGAGGATGGTCCGATTGGGAATGGTTCGACTGTTGAAGTTGTCCTCTCTGTCTACGACACATCCCGCAAGGCCATCGTGGGTACTCGTCTCGACAAGGTTAAGGTTCTGGAACACAAAGCCTACAACCCTGATGGTGACGACGATGAGGAAGAAGAGGTGAAGTCCGTAGCCAAGGCCAAAGCATCTGCCAAGATGGAGCTTGAGGATGAGATTCCGTTTTGAGTAAAAAATTAGACACCATCGTAGAGGACATCTACAGGGTTGTCGAAGGGAAGGGAGGGTGGGATGCAACTGTCACAGAGTTCTTCTCGTCCTCCCTTTCTAGTATCGCAGAGGCTAGGTTTTCTCAGGAGCAAGTCCCCCGAGATTACCTCAGTCTCTCTGGCATAGGCTCACCCTGTGACCGTAGACTGTGGTACAAGATCAACCAAACCGAATCCTCAGAGCCACTCACTGCCGAGGCTCTTGGAACCTTCTTCTACGGAGACTTACTCGAAGCCCTTATACTGTCACTGGCAAAGGCAGCAGGACACAACGTCGAGGGTATGCAGGACAAGGTTGAAGTCTTCGGTATCCCCGGCTCTCGTGACGCTGTGATTGATGGGGTGACAGTTGATGTTAAGTCTGCATCCAAGTATGGGTTTGAGAAGTTCCGTAAACACAACCTGCGAGAAGACGATCCCTTCGGGTACATCAGCCAGTTGAGTTCGTATGTCTACGCAGGCAAGGGTGATCCTCTGGTGAAGAACAAGACCGAGGGCGCTTTCCTTGTCGTTCAGAAGGACAGGTTCAAACTCTGCTTGGATCGTTACGACTTCACAGAAGAGATTGCCAAGAAGGAGGAAGAGATTGAGAGAGTCAAGAAGCTGGTTGCTGGGTCAATCCCAGAGGATCGTATTCCACCTGTCCCTCAATCTAAGACTTCTGAGAACACGGTGCTCTCTACTACTTGTGGATACTGCGACTTTAGGAAGGTATGTTGGCCAGAAGCCAGAACTTTTCTATATTCTACCGGACCAGTATTCATGGTTGATGTCGTTAATGAACCCCGAGTGACGGAGTTAATTGAGTGAGTAGAAGACCCAAAGTTTCACCCGAAGCTAGGGGTTACAGGTCGGGCTTGGAGGGCAGAGTTGCTCAACAACTGGAGACACTGGGAATCAAAGTAGAGTATGAAGCATACAAAATCCCCTATGTCATCCCAGAAAGCTCTCACAAGTACTCACCTGACTTCGTGCTTCCCAATGGGATCATCGTCGAAACCAAGGGGAGGTTTGTTCTGGCAGACAGGAAGAAGCACTTGCTCTTGCAATCCCAGAGACCAGAGTTAGATATTAGGTTTGTGTTCTCCAACAGTTCTGCAAAGATCAACAAGGGATCATCCACCTCTTACGCTGACTGGTGTAACAAGTATGGCTTCATCTTCGCAGACAAACTTATCCCAGAGTCTTGGGTCTCAGAGAAAGGCGACAAGAATGTTCAACTGGCTACGAAAGAAGTTCTCAAAAGAAGAAGAAAAGCCTGACCAAACACTACTCTGGGGTGTCGTAGAGGGACCATTCTCTGCAAAAGAAATCCCAGACTGCGGGTTCCCGCCTGAATCGACGATGCTGATTCTAAAAGTTTCCCGTGGTGAAGATGTGTTTGATGCAGAGTTCTGGTTTGATGATCTCGACGAGGCGTATGTCTTGGTGAAGCACTTCCAGACCAACCTGTACCCAATCGTTCTCAACAACAAGGAGCCTTAATATGGCTACTAAAACAGTCGTAGTATTCTCGTGTGCACATGCCGACCCTGCAACAAGCAGCCTGCGGTTCAAAGCACTAGGAAATTTCCTCTATGATCTCAAGCCAGACATGGTGTTTGATTTGGGTGATGGAGCAGACATGAGGTCTCTCAACAGCTATGATGAAAGATACCCTAAAGCACTGGCTACACAGAGCTATGAGAAGGACATTGAGTCCTACAACACAGCCCAAGAACTCCTCCGACATCCGTTCAGACATCACCGGAAGAAGCGACCTTTTTGGGTGGGATTCGAAGGAAATCACGAGAACCGAATTAAAAAGTACCTCGCCCTTAACCCAAGGAATGAGGGAGAAAAGTACGGGGTTTCCTTTAGCCATCTTCAAACAGACCACTACTTCGACGAATACCACGAGTATGAAAACAGTGGACCAGCCATCGCCCTCTACGACAAGGTGGCCTACGCGCACTACTTCACTTCTGGTAATTCTTCTACTGCTACTAGTGGCATCCATCACGCTTATACGATGGTGAATAACCTTGGCTGTTCTGCCACCTGTGGGCACTCTCACAAGCGTGACATGTACTTCAAGGATGGTGGGCTACCTCATGGCAACATTGGCCTCGTGGTGGGCTGCTACAAGGGCGCAGAGGAGCACTGGGCTGGGCAAGCAAACAGACAGTGGTGGCACGGTGTTGTGGTGAAGCGTGAGTTGGAGAATGGCATGTACGAGCCTGAGTTTGTTTCCCTCAACCAGATCATGCGAGAGTATGCTGAATGAACTACGAAGTGACAATCCTTGTTGAAGTCCATCCCGAAGCAGCCTTTGCTGGTACCGACGACGAGATGGAGAATGTCTACAGCTTGATTGAATCAGCAGTGTTTGATATTGACGATCTGACGCTGCACACACTGGATGTAATGGAGGCAGGAAATGGCTAAGTGGAAAGACACAGGACTGGACTACTTTGAACAAGAGAAGCACTCTACCCCTTCCGCTATGGTGAGGGAGTTCTCTAGAGTTCTGGATCAAAAACCTGACGTGGCACTGTATCAGAGATTGATCTGTGAGGAGTACGAGGAGTGGTGTAAAGAGTTGCCACACACCGTGAAGGACTTGAAGGAGCTTGCAGACCTTGTGTATGTGATCTACGGCTATGCCCATGCCGCTGGGTACAATCTGGACGAGGCTGTTGAACGTGTGCATGACAACAATCTTGGTCGTTGTGTGCAACCTGATGGGACCGTCAAGCGAAGGGAGGATGGGAAGATTATAAAGAACCCTGACTATCCTGCAGTCTACTTGGAGGATTTGATCTGATGTCGATCTATCTCTTGACAACTCCCTTCCTTGGACTAAAACTACTCGGTTCGAACACATGACAGTGCAAGAGCTTATAGACAAGCTGCAGAAAGTGCAGGACAAGGGGGTTCCAGTTGTACTGGTTGACTGGTCCATCCAGAACCCACTGACAGCCAAGTATGACCTCAGCACAAACCGTATCGTGGTGCAAGCACATCGCGTTGCAATCATAATGAGCTAGATCGTGGTCGAACTGGCCTCAAAAAGAAAGTGAAAAAATGAGTAACCACCTGCCTACTGACTATCAGTCCTTCATTCACACATCACGCTATGCTCGTTGGCTCGAAGAATATAAGCGGCGTGAGGGTTGGGGTGAGACTGTCTCTCGCTACATGACCAATGTTGTTGTCCCTAAAACCCGTGACGAGATCATCCTTGACGAAATCGAAGAGGCTATTCTTGGTCTTGAGATCATGCCTTCGATGCGGGCTGTGATGACTGCTGGTCCTGCCTTGGAGCGCGACAACACGGCTGGCTACAACTGCTCCTACCTGCCTGTGGACGACCCCAAATCCTTTGACGAGGCTATGTTCATCCTCCTGTGTGGCACTGGTGTTGGCTTCTCTGTGGAGCGTCAATACATCAGCAAGCTGCCTGAGGTTCCTGAGCAACTGTTTGCTTCGGAAGATGTGATCGTTGTCCACGACAGTAAAGAAGGTTGGGCCAAGGCTCTGCGTAAGCTGATTGCTATGCTCTATGCAGGGGAAATTCCTAAGTGGGACGTGTCTAAGGTTCGTCCTGCTGGTGCTAAACTCAAGACCTTTGGTGGTCGTGCATCTGGTCCTGCCCCTCTGGTGGAATTGTTCCAGTACACGATTGAGAAGTTCAAGGGTGCTGCTGGTCGCAAGCTGTCTTCGATTGAGTGCCACGACATCATGTGTAAGATTGGCGAAGTTGTTGTGGTTGGCGGTGTTCGTCGCTCTGCAATGATTTCTCTGTCGAACCTGTCTGATGATCGTATGCGTCATGCTAAGTCAGGTATGTGGTGGGAAGGTAATGCTCAACGTGCCTTGGCTAACAACTCTGTGGCCTACACTGAGAAGCCTGACATGGAAACCTTCATGCGTGAGTGGCTCTCTCTGGTCGAATCCAAGTCTGGTGAACGTGGTATCTTCTCACGTCAGGCATCTAAGAAGCAGGCTGCAAAGAATGGACGACGAAATGATTCTTGGGACTTTGGAACTAACCCATGCTCTGAGATCATCCTTAGACCCTACCAGTTTTGCAACCTTACAGAAGTGGTGGTACGAGCGACAGACACACTCGAAGACCTCGAACGGAAAGTCCGTCTTGCCACTATTTTGGGTACTATCCAAAGCACATACACACACTTTCCATATCTGCGGAAAATCTGGCAGCGCAATACTGAGGAAGAAAGACTGCTAGGTGTGTCGTTGACTGGCATCATGGACCACAAAGCCCTTAGTGGGGCTATCGACAAGTGTGCGGGTCTGGCTTGGGGGTTTTCTGGTGATGAGGAGTACACTCTAGCGCAAACCTTGGAGCATCTTAAGAATGTCGCTGTTGCTACTAATGCTGAGTGGGCTGAACGCCTTGGTATTCCTGCTAGTGCTGCTATTACATGCGTCAAACCGTCAGGCACTGTTTCCCAGTTGGTTGATAGTGCCAGTGGTATTCATGCTCGTCACTCAGCCTATTATATTCGGACTGTCCGTGGCGACAACAAAGACCCTCTGACGCAGTTTATGAAGGATCAGGGTATTCCTAGTGAGCCTTGTGTGATTAAGCCTGAGACTACCACAGTCTTTAGCTTCCCACAGAAGTCTCCCGAAGGTGCTATTACCCGTAACGACATGACGGCTATCGAACAGTTGGAGTTGTGGTTGGTCTATCAGCGTCATTGGTGCGAACACAAACCTTCAATCACGGTTACTGTTCGTGACAGTGAATGGATGGAAGTCGGTGCTTGGGTCTACAAGTACTTCGATGAAGTCTCTGGTGTGTCTTTCTTGCCGCACTCTGACCACAGCTACCAACAGGCACCCTATCAGGAGGTTAATCAACGGGAGTATGAAGAGTTGCTTGCTGTCATGCCACCGAAGATTGATTGGACTAAGCTGAGTGACTACGAGAAAGAAGACACTTCCAAAGGGACTCAAACCTTTGCCTGTGTTGGCTCTTGTGAGATCGTTGACCTGACTTAAGAGCTTGCTACATCCTGAGCATGATGATAAACTGCTCACAACAAATCCTCGTGGAGCACACAGTGACCATTGAAATAGCTATCCTAATTGGACTCGCAGTGAACGTCTTACTCTCTTGGTTGATTAAGAGGGAGGTAGATGAAATAGAACAGGTCGTGGTGCAGATGCTCCTTGATCTGGGTAAACAAGGTATCTTAAACGTGGAGGTTGATGATGACTCTGGAGAAGCCTAAGGGCAAACGGGTATCACGGTACAAGAACGCTGAACAAGAAGGCGCAATGCGTACTGTTGCCATTAAGCCACTCAACGACAATCAAGCACTCTACCTCAAACATCTGGATAGCTCAGATCAGGTGATTGTTTGTGGGTTCTCTGGTACAGGTAAGACCTTTGTTGCAGCCACCTATGCAGCCAACATGTATGCCAACAGAGAGATCACCAAGATCATTCTGACCCGCCCCAACGTCTCTGTAGGTAAGGACTTAGGTTACTTCCCCGGTACACTCGAAGAGAAGTTTGCTCCTTGGGCTGCACCTGTGCTTGATGTTCTTAATGAGCAGTTGGGCAAGGGTACGGTAGAGACTGGGATCAAGAACGGCAACATCGAAATGGCACCCCTATCTACTATGCGGGGACGGTCGTTCAAGAATGCTTTCATTATCTTAGACGAGGCACAAAACACTTCCATCGCTGAGGTCAAAATGTTCTTGACTCGGATCGGAAAAGATTGTAAAGTTGTAATCAACGGTGACATAAAGCAGTCAGATATTGGTGGTAAGTCGGGCCTAGCAGCGATCATCCATCTTGTTAAGAAGCACAATCTGCCTGTGCCTGTCATTGAGTTCGGAGTGGATGACATTGTTCGATCTGACATCTGTAAAGACTGGATCATCGCTTTCGAAGCAGAGGGTATCTAATGGATAACTTGGAATACCGCAGTGCAGAAACTGCTACAACAACTTGGGAAGGCCCAATTAATATCCGGCAGTCTGGGGTTCCAATCTCGACGAAGCCGCCTATGCAAGTCGTGAGTAACTACTACAAAGAGAAATGGGAAAAGATGGAAAAAGACGCAGTAAATAGCCCTGCACACTACGGCCAAGGGAAGATTGAGTGTATCGAATACATTGAAGATTTCCTCAGCCCAGACGAGTACATTGGTTACCTGCGTGGGAACATTGCTAAGTACAACCATCGCTGGCGTTACAAGAATGGTCTAGAAGACTTGCGTAAGGCAGAGTGGTATCACAAGCGGCTCCTAGCTTTCATGGAGAAGCAAGTATGACTGAGGGTTTACTGCTCTTAGCACTGGTAGTATTTATAATCTGGGCGCTCAATGGAGACGACTGATGAACGCATTTGAACAAGGATACAAAGATTTTGGCAAAGGGCAGACCACAAACCCGTACCACAAGGACACAACAAAATACAGAGATTGGGAGTTTGGATTCAACAAAGCCTATTCTCGAAACTTGGAGTGGGTCAGAGACAATGAACATCGAAGAAGAGGCCAAGGAGTTCAGAGCAAAGAAGAGGCATAGTGTCCCTCCTAAGCCCATGACTTCCAAAATCTACTTGATGGGAATGGCCATGAATGCACTCCTCTCAAGGTCTACTGGCCTCGTAAGAAGGGAGGAGATCAAGAGGGAAGCCGAAGAGTGGGCTGACTATATGCTTGAAGATTGAACTTAATGAATGACTTAGGGGGCCGCGAGGCCCCCTTTATCTTTTTGTTTATTCGATGCGTTCCTTTGGGAAACCTACAAACCCTGTGCTCATCTTCTTAGACCAAGTCATAATCTCTTGTCTTCGAAGAAGCTCTTCAAGAATACTATCAGAGTCCCCAAGGTAGTCTGCAGCATTGGCAAAGTTACCCTGAGTGAAGGTACTCACAGCAGTGTCATAAACACCTTTGTCGCCAGAGTCCGTGATAGCCTGTCTCTCAGAGATAACGTACAGGTTACGGATGTAGCCTGCAGCTACTTTGGGCCTTTCTTGCAAGAGGTTCTCAAACCCAGCGGATGCTTGTTCTTTAGCGGCAGTAATCTCACTCTTGATGAACTCTTCCAACAAGAACCGTTTAATGTTGTTGTCTTCGATCTCATCGTAGGTCTGATCTGCAAACCTACCACCATGCTTGACTTGCTCTTTCCAAGCAAAGAACTTCTGAGGCAGGTTCTTCCCCAGCATCTCTCTGACAAAAACATCCACTGCAGGGTTCTCAACAGTCTTACTACCATAGAGTTCAAACTCTTTCAGCCCCATACGGCTGATCTCTTTCTGCAGTTCGTTAGGCTTTCTCGAAGACTGCATACCAAGTTGTTTGGAGAGCGGATCAAGAGCACCGATAGGAGTAGAGCTAAAGGGGCTGTAGTAAGGGATAGAAGTCTTGCCGTTGTAACTCTGAGCATACTGAACAAAGTCCACCTCGGGCAAGAAGCGTGTGGCCCTACGGAGCATTTCATCCAGATAATTACCCTCACCAAAAATCTCAGGCTCTTCGAGGCTACCACCAAACACTTCTCTCGTGTAAGGGGTTGTAACCAAGTCAGGATTAACCTGTCCCAAGAAGTCTCTGGTAGGGGTCAGAGGGTAGGTAAAGGTAGCAGCAACGTCACCCAGAGACCTAGCAAGACCAAGGGTCACTCTACCTTCATCGTAGCTCTTCCCAATCTCCACGAGCAAGGGTGCAGAGATACCAAGATCAGTCTGACCAATAGAGATGTCCATCATGGTGCTGAGAACTTTCTCTGTAGGCAGATCATTCTTCCAACGATAGTAAAGATCACCCAGATACAGGTTCATCAACCAAGGGCCAGCAGTACGACTCAGATCGACAACACCAGTATCTGTCTGCATCTTATCGTAGTCAACAGTACCATCTGTGGATGCAGCAGTGTATGCACCCAGCATGAAGAGAGAGGCACCTGTCATCTGTCTTGCAAAACGATCTGCACCTGTCTTGTTGAAATCACCAAACACCGTGTCATCGTATCTGTTCAAACCACCAGTAACGATACCAATGGGGGTATAGTCATTGATGTGTTCAAGATGGTTGGCGATGTATCTCGGGAAGGGGATACCTGCACCTGCAGAAACGACGAAAGGAAGCTTGTGGTGAGCATCAATGACACTCTGAGCTACCGTACCGAATGCAGACTTATCTCCTCTGTAAGAGCGTTGGAAGGTAAATCTACGGGCATCATCAACAGCTTTGGCCATAACACCTTCTGGGAGATTGTCCAGAGGAAGCTTCTTGTCTAGGAACTCCCCAAGGTTCAGACCCAGAGCAGGATCAGCAAGTTCTTGCAACTGTCTGTCTACACTGGAATAGAGAGTAGCCTGTTTGAAGACAGAGTCGATAGTGGAGTTAAGGATGTTGACACCACGGCTCACACCAGCCATACGAGAGGTGCTTTCAGAGGCCACTTCTGCACGAGATGCTTCATAGAACAGTTGAGAATATTGCTCTGGTTGCTCTTCCAAGAACACTTCTCTAAACAGTCTAGCATCCTCTTTGTTCCAAGACAGACCTTTGATCGTGGAGAGAGTGCCACCAAGCCAACGACGTTGAACAGTATCACCAGCCTGCTTACCGAGAGTCACATTGGCCACATTCTTCCAGAATTGGTCGGACATGTCGATGATGAGGTTGCCTGTGGAGGTGATGGTGTTGGCCGCAGTGGTACCAAGCTGAGAGGTCATAAAGGCAATACGGATAGAGTCCGCATCCTGCAGTGCACGATAGACAGGGTTACCCTTACCCTTATACACGCTTGCAGCAGCCTTACGAAGTTCAGCATCAGCCAGAGTTTCAAGGCCATTCTCAGCCAAGAAATCTAGATCGCTTGTCGTCGCCTCTACACCTTTCTTAGCAGTCTCTTTCGCAGCCTTACGACCCTGAGACTTGCTGATGTAGCTTGCCTCTGCCAAGGTCTTACCAGCCTGAGAGAGATCGGCCAAGAAGATGTAAGAGGTCTGTTCTTTTGTTAGGTTGTACTTATCACGCAGGGAGCTAAGATACCCACTGTCAATCTTACCCTCTCTGATACCCCTTGCAACGGCAGAAGAGATACGCTCATTAGGGTTGACGTTAAGATTCTCAGAGAGATCAATGGTAGCAGCAGTGATGCTTCTCAGGGTGTCTATGGAAAGGTTAGCAGTAACAAGCCTGTCAACGCTCCCAGAAAGGACTTCTTTCTTGAGCAGGTTACCTTTCTCGACCAATTTAGGATCAAGAGGATCAAGCTGCACACCATCAAAACGTGCCTGCAAGTTCAGGGCAGCGGTTACAGCACGATCAGCAGCACTAGAGGCTTTGTCTGGGCTTACCGCAGAGAGGGTCTCTTTTGCAGCCTCATTACCTGCTTGCT